GGAGGCACTACAGATCCTGTAAGTGGTAACGATGTACCAGTAGGCTCTACACAGGAAGAAGTACGAGATGATATACCTGCACAGTTAAGTGAAGGTGAGTTTGTATTTCCTGCAGATGTGGTAAGATTTATAGGCTTAGATAATCTTATGAAGTTAAGGCAAGAAGCTAAATCAGGACTTGCTAAGATGGATAGGATGGGACAGATGGGTAACTCGGAGGAAGCAGTAGAAGATGATACGGGAGAATTTGATACGGACATTGATGATATTATTGGAGAAATTGAAAGAGAAGCTAGAATGGCCAAACCTGAAGAAGAGGAACAAACAGAGGAGGAACCCCCTGTAAAAAAGTTGGATGAGGAACGTCTAGGTTTCAACACAGGTGGACTTGGAACTACAGATGATTCCTCAGAAAAAGAAAAAGAAGAAGAAGACAAAAAGATAACAACTGCACCAACGACCCCAGTAGTACCTAAAGCTGATACAAAAAATGCAGCTATGAATATACTAGGTAAAAAGTATGATGTATCACAGCAACCTACAAGTAAAGAGTTGGCTCAAAGTATATTAGAAAAAAAGTATGGTAAAGGTGTAACTGCTAAAAGGATAGCAGGTGTTGATTCTACTACTAAACAAGATAAAAATTTAAATGCAGAAGATTCTAAAAGTAGCTTGTATAATCAAATAGTAAATCAAAATAAAGACATAGGGTATCAAGGTAAGCAAAGTGATAAAGAATTTATATTTAGACATATGGCTAAAGATTTATCTAATGCAGGTATAAAAGACTTAAAGCAATTAGGTTACAAAGATATAGAACAACCTAAAGTTGAATCAGAATTGATTAAAAAAGGCGATAAATATTACATACCAAAATTAAGTAATGTGCATAGTGGTCATGTAAATGCTGCAAAAAAACCTAAACTTATTGAGGTTTTTCCAGAAGATGTAAAGACAATAGAAGGCCCACCTTTAGGTCTTGGTATAAAAGAAACTAAAGTTTTTGGGTTAATTCCACAAGCTCCTAAAAGAGTTTTAATAAATAAAGACACAGGTGAAAAAGTAGTACAAGGTAAATACGGAGGAGACTTAAATCAACAACAAGATACTACTCAACCTATAGGATATGGTCTTAGATCAAAAGCTAAACCACTTACAGATTTAGAGTCATGGGAAATGGCAAATGATCCTAGAAGAGGATTAAGATGGGGTAACACAACATCTGTAGACGGAATGGCAAATTATATGATTTCCTTTGATGAAAAAGGACAAGCTGTAGTATTTCCACAGTATGCAGATACAGGCAATGAAAATTTTAGAAATTTTGCTTATGCTGTGGCGGCAGGTGCGGCAGTTACTTATGGGCCTAGTTTGTTTGCTAAAGCAAGTAGTAAAATAAGTAGCACTATAGGAAAGAAGATTACAAAAGAAGCCCTTGTAAAAAAAGCAAAAGAAAAAATAATTAAAAAAGGTGTTAAGACTGTAGCAAAAAATATATTAACCCCAAGAGACTAATAAATAAAATGAGTTAACGATTCCTCATTTAAAATAATGAATCTACAATTGGCTACCTAACTCCCCCTTACGGCTACGGTTAGCCCCAACGTGAAAGGAAGTAAAATGGCTGAAGCACAAGCTATGGAAGTACAGAAACAAAAAGTAGCAGGATTTGCAAAAAGAAATACAAACAAAGAGAAGATAGAACAAGAGGAAAAAGAAATAGCAGAGCTACAAAAAGCACAACAGACTACAGAAGAAGTAGTAGAAAAACAAGAAGTTGAACCTGAACCTGAGAATGCTGAAGAAAGAAGTTTTAAAAAAAGATATGGTGATTTAAGAAGATTTGCACAAAAGAAAGAAGGGGATCTTCAAAAGCAGATTGATGAGCTTAAATCTCAACTAGACACAGCTACTAAGCAACAGATTAAATTGCCTAAGAGTGAAGAAGAACTTGATGAATGGGCAAAAGAATATCCTGATGTAGCTAAGATAGTTGAAACAATAGCTATCAAGAAATCACAGGAACAGGCAAAAGAGTTAGAAGACAGGATTAAAAAGATTAATGATATGCAAGAAGATGCACTGCGAGAAAAAGCAGAAGTTGAATTGCTAAAAAGACATCCTGACTTTGCTGAGATTAGAGATGAAGATCAGTTTCATAACTGGGTAGAGGCACAGCCACAGTGGGTGCAAAAAGCCTTATATGAAAATGAACATGATGCTATGTCTGCTGCTAGGGCTATTGATTTATATAAAGCAGATATGGGTATTAGTAGTAATAAGAAATCTAGTAAAGAAGTACAGAGAGAAGCTGCTAAATCTGTTAAGACTTCTTCTAAAGAATCCCCTGAAGCTAATGCAGATGGAAGTACTTTTAAAGAATCTGAAGTAGAGAAAATGCAACCTGCTGAGTATGAAGCTAAACAGGATGCTATAATAGCAGCTATGAGATCAGGGAATTTTATCTATGATTTGACGGGTTCTGCTAGATAGTACTTGACATTCAAGGATTTATCAGTAGAACTGTAATTCACATAGGTCTAGCTATACCTTGCCCACTTTGTGTGACACCAAGGATATAGCTAAAATAAAGACAACGCAACGAACAATTTAAGGATTACCTGAGACTTAATTGCCCATACTATACAGCTAAATAGTATGCACCAATAAAAGACAGCCCCGAAAGGAATTGTGTAAGTTATGCGTTCAATTACTTATACATTTTTTAAGGAGATTTAAGATGGCTTTCCCTAAGGCAACGGGGTATCAAAACTTACCTAACGGTAATTTTAGCCCTGTAATTTACTCTAAGCAGGTACAACTTGCTTTCCGTAAATCATCTGTTGTTGAAGATATTACCAATAGTGATTACTTTGGTGAGATTGCAAACATGGGTGATTCAGTAAAAATAATCAAAGAACCAGAAGTTTCAGTTCAGGCTTATAGCCGTGGTACTCAAATTACTGCTCAAGACTTAGATGATGAGGATTTTACACTTGTTGTAGATCAATCCAATTACTATGCATTTAAGATTGACGATATTGAGGCTGCACATAGCCATGTAAACTTTATGTCTTTGGCTTCAGACCGTGCTGCTTATCGTTTGAGAGATCAATACGATCAAGACGTTTTAGGTTATTTAGCAGGTTATCAACAGTCAGCTAAACATGGTGCTCCAGATACAGCTAGAAGTACATCACCAGGAACAAATGCTGTTTCCACAGCAGGTAATGATGAGCTTCTTACAACCATGAAATTGACTAAAGAAGATTTTGGTAACATTAACTCGCCAGGAACAGGTAACTCTATTCCTTTGGCTCCAAGACTTCCAGGACAAACTTCACAATCAACAACTACTGCTACAGCTTTACAAGTTATTAATAGAATGGGCAGACTCTTAGATCAACAGTTTGTTGATACAGGAGACCGTTGGTTAGTAGTTGACCCTGTGTTTATTGAAATATTAAAGGACGAAGATAGCAGATTGTTAAATTCTGACTTTGGTGGATCTGGACTACAGAATGGTTTAGTTGTAAATAATTTACATGGATTTAAAATTTATGTATCTAACAACTTACCACAAGTAGGTACAGGTTCAGGTACTACTGGTGCAAGTAATCAAAGTACTAACTTTGGTGTAATTGTAGCAGGACACGGCTCTGCTGTAGCAACAGCACAGCAAGTATCTAAGACAGAAAGCTATCGTGATCCAGACAGCTTTGCTGACATCGTGCGTGGTATGCACCTCTATGGTCGTAAGATTTTAAGACCTGAGGCAATTGTCACTGCTAACTTTAACGTGGCTTAAAGGAGATAGAAAATGGCTACAGTTGACGTATCAAATGGTATCAATGCAGGTACGCACCCAAGTCGTGCTATTCGCAAAGAGCCATATAAAGTAGAAGTGGACCTCAACCTTGCTACTGCAACAACCACAAAAGGTTCTGCATTGGCATCGGCTGACGTTCTTCAAGTAATAGACGTTCCTGCAAAAACAATGGTTTGGGCTGCAGGTCTTGAGGTAGTAACCCCTAGTGACGGTGACTTCCAGATTGACATTGGTACAGGTGCTGACCCTGATGCTTTTGCAGACAATTTTGACTGTGATGGCAACTCAACAGGTGACATGACATCAATACCTGCTGCTTATTCTCCAATAGTAGTATCAGCAGATGATACTATTGATGTAGTAATTGGGCCTACCGCAGGTAGTGCTGATCCTACTACAGGTGTTTGGAGAGTATATGCAGTCATGCAAGACGTATCAAACGATCTAGGGCCAGACGAAGTAGATCGTGACCAATTAGCTTAATTATTAATTAAGTAAACTACATGGGTGGCTCTAGGGGATAGGGCTACCCATTTTTTTTATAAAGGATTAAAGATGGCAATTTCACAAGCCATGTGTACTTCTTTTAAGAAAGAATTGCTTGAAGGTAAGCATGACTTTTCTTCTGCAGGACACACTTTTAAAATTGCTTTGTATTCTGCAGGTGCAGCATTAAGTGCAGGTACTACTAACTTTATTACTACAGGTGAAGTAGTAGGTGCAGGATATAGTTCTGGAGGAACTGCATTAGTAAATGTAGACCCTACAACAGATAGTACAACAGCTTTTACAAACTTTGGAACTGCTACATTTACAGGAGCAAGTATTACTGCTAGAGGTGGGTTGATATATAATACAACTACTGATGGTAGTTCAAGTACGACTAATGCAATAGCTGTATTAGATTTTAGTTCAGATCAAACTGCAACTGCAGGTAACTTTGTAATAAGTTTTCCAAGTGCTGATGGAACAAATGCTATTGTTAGAATTGCGTAACTATGGCTTCTTCTACAACTAATAACACAGGTGCTTTTTATGGCACTGGTGTTTTTGGTACAGATAGATATGGAGCTGCTTCTAATAATCTAACAATGTTCCCAGATGGTGTATCTGGAACAGGGCAAATAGGTTCTCCTAATATAATTACAGAAGCAGTAGGTGTTCCTAAAGTAGTAAATGTAAATGGTACACAAGGAACAACTGGATTAGGTAGTATAAGTTTAACAACTAATGTATTTGATTTTAATACTGTTAAAGATAATTACGAAAGACGTAGAACAGTTTATGTTCATAGAAGAAGTACAGATTCAGATAGAATAGTAAAGGTAGCATAATATGTCACTTAAATGGCCTAGTAAAGATCCTGATGAAACTGTAGATTTTAGTGTAGATTGGTCTAGATATTTAGGAAGTCAAGCTACTATAGATACAGTTACATGGTTTGTTAATAATTCATCTGGTGTAAAAACACAATTTAATACAGGGACTATTGTAAATAATTTACATTTAGTAGGAGTATCTAATACTAATACAGTTGCTACCGTTAATTTAGGATTAGGCACAAATAATACAAAGTATAAATTACATTGTCAAATATTAGACACAAGTGGAACAGTAGCAGAAAGATCTGTTACTTTACCTATTAAGGAATTTTAATGGCATATAATTATATAGGACTTGTAAATGAAGTTAATCGAAGACTTAATGAGGTAGAGCTTACCACTAGTAATTTTTCTACAGCTTCTGGTTTTCACTCACAAGTTAAAGATAGTGTGAATGCAGCAATACAAGAAATAGATCAAGAGT